CGGCGGTTGGTTCACGATTAAAGATAGCGGCCCAGCGGGGGGGAGTATAGTCTCCCGGAAGTACTAGACTTCTTGAGAGAACTTTGTACGCTCCTTCTAAGCCCTTTGTTGCGACCTTCAAAGACATAGAATGCTTCGTTTGCTGTGGTTTCTGTCTCTTCTGTCTTGTGCGTCGGGGACCCACTGGGTTTCCAGTTAAGGCTCTCGATGTCGCTCGGGCAAGGCGGGTTTCTTCCTTCTGAACTTCTTTGTTGACAACTGCTGCAATCTTCGCACCCCGGTTTCGACGTCTGGGGGTGTACCGAGGACGTTGGGGTTTCGCAGAAGGTGGAGACATCGTAACAAGAGGGACAATAGTCGTATGAAAAGGTCTCCAAGATAGATGTACAAGTGTTGCAGCGTTTGACTTTTGTATTAGTGACGAAAGTTTTCGCGTCGTCTGATAATCCTGTGTAGTTCATGATTAAAACGTAATATAAAAGTTTAATTTTATTTCGCGTGGGCCAACATTAACAATTTGGCGAAATAAATGCTTGATAAAATTAAACACCCAACCAGTTTATCTCGATCTGGAAACGGAAAGTTGCTTCCGGTTTTTAACGTGGGCGGTAGCATTGCCACGGGATGTTGTTAGTGGTCTGTGACGTAAATGTGAGCGCGGACTGCCTCAATAAGAGAACAGCAGCCAGCAGCGGTCACTTGAACGTCATGGTCCCAGAAAGACATTTTGATGAGTCTGTCGCGAATGGGGATAAACTCTTGAGCGAGTTTGTAATCTGTAACGCAGATGATTCTCACAAGATTGTCAAGCTTGCTGATTCGCTCAGCAGCTGTCATGCCTTTCTTGACAAGGTAGATGGAATAAGCCATTCTCTCCTTGTTAACAGCAGGGACATGGATCTTGTCCATAAAAAGCAGAGTGTTTGCACCAGCAAACTCAAGATTATAATCGACATGGGCATCGGGAACAGTAAGTTTTATACCCAACTCTGCGGAGTATTTGGCCATCTCATCGATGGTAAGACCACAAGAACTGTCGTAAGCAAAATCATCACCACAAGACACGATGAGGTCAGCGAGTAACTCTAAGATGGTGACGTTGGGATTTGCACGAATGCGACAATAAAAATGTCTTAGTCTATTAATGAGACAGTTGATAATGAACGTAATCAACTGCCCACTCTTCACACCTCTAAATATTTTGATGATGAGCGCAACGGCTTCAGTCAATGGTAAAATCAAAAGGGCCTGTTCAATAACCCAAAACACATACCAGGTGTAAAAAATCTCGACATCTGGGCCGCGGGTGCGTCTGATGACACAATCGCATGCCATACGAATCAAGATTGACAGGATACTAGAGTCCCACTTCTCAAAATCCAATCCACTCACAATAGGAACTTTACCTCCTCTACTCAAATACGACCAAATCTCGTTCCAGCTACCATACCAAGGTGACCAGCCAGCAGTCGTACCGCTCACGAAGAATGGTAAGGCACTAGCCTGATCAACAAAATCACGGAATAAGTAACTTTCAGCGAAATAGGTGTGAACAGAAGAAGAGTTGATAGAGCGGATCTTATTATCTTGCAATTTCTCAAGGAGACGTGGTTCTTCTTTGCCAATCTGATCAAAGAAAACAGCAGGGTCTTCACCCTTTCTGATTTGTTCCATGAATTTAACGATTGTATGGAATCTCTGTCGCAAGTAATCACCCTTAGAGAAGAATTTAGTCTTCTCCGGAAATCCAGTAGCAGATTTAGCCTTGATGTTTTCCATCGTTTTTCCAATAGGGGTGACATCAAATCCAGCGGGAAATGTTTTCCCGACCCAAGCATCAAGAGCAGACTCAGCTTTTCGGAGAGCATGCCAATTGATGTTGGTGTCCAGCTTACGAGTGTATTTCGCAGCATCCTTTTGAATAGAATCAAGGTTTGGCTTGGCAACGCCGTAGATACTGTCTGTGATTGGAGGTATCTCATGCTCCTTAGATAAGGAGATCATGACAGGGTCCACCTGTATCTTGTTGTAGGCTCCGAATTTATATTCGACAAATCCGACTTTCTCATGTTCGGGGCCAAGATGCAAATTAACATTGGAGAGGAGTTTCTCTGCCTCAGAAGCCGTAGGGTGAATCATTCTGGGCTGAACATCACCGTCCAAGTAAGAGAGATTAATGATCTCATTTCTCTCATAAGCACCTTCATTACCATTCTTGTTAGGAATGATACTATTAATCACAGTGCCAACATTGGCGAGACCCGCACAAGCTCGGTGAATACCGAGGAGGCGGCCATCAGCCGTAAGGATGGCGGCACCACTATGACCGTTGGTAGTGG